TGCTTATCCAATCTTTGGATAATAGAATCAAATTCAGCTAAAGTACTTGGGTTTCCACCTGACCATACATTACCTCTGTTGTTTACTACATAGAATAAACCTTCAGATCCTTTGTTACCTACTCCTGAAGCTACACCTGCTGCAATTGCTGCAACACCACCTCCTGCTGCTGCTGGAACTGCTTCCACCATAGCTGTTTCTAAGTAATCTTCAAAACGTAATCTTGTTTCGTGTTCAGACTTTAAGTACCATAGGTATCCATTTGCTCCGTTTTCTGTAGTTACTTCAATCCATCCAATTTGAGCCATATCAGAACCAGATACTGCGTAACGGTCTTTAATGATAATTGGTGAGTTACTAAAGATAACATCATCAGCTTCTAATTGACCTTGCATACCGTTTGAACCTTTTTGGAATTCAGAACCATATACAAATAAAGAAGTAACAACTGCTGCCGCTACTGCTTGTCCACCTGCTTCATAATAAGCTACGGTAACAGCTGCGTTAGCTGTATCTACTGCTGTAATTAAAGCTTTGTTAGTTAAAACTGAAGCTCCTGTATTGTCAGAAATCATAATTGTCTGACCTACTCTTAATGCAATTGTACCTCCACCTGGAACTAGTGTGTCATTAATAGTTAATACCGCTGTATTCGCTGCTGCTGCTGCTGCTGAAGTTACGTTGGTATACTTAGTGTGTAATCTTCCTTGTTCTGCCCATTTGATAAGGTCAGAGTTAGAAGGCATTTCAGCACCTACCATTCTCAAGAATGATGCTACTGATCTGTTTCCATATCTTTCAAATTCTTTCTCGTAAGTATCTGGTAAATACTGATTTAAGAAATCAAAATTTGTGATATAATTTGTTTGTAATACTACCTGCTCTGCACTAGGTTGTAGTGCGAAAGTAGGGCTTGCTGCTACTTGTCCTGCCATTTTTAAAATTTTTAATTGTTAATTATTTTTATTTCTACTTCTTATTCTTAAACCTCTTCCTGAGTCTTCACTAACTGCTCGCGCTTGAAATCCCTTTTGTGGAGCTGATTGAGGTGTTTGCCTCAAATTCATATTGATGTTTTTACTTTTCTTAGAAACATCTCCTATGGCATCAGCCTTTCCTTGCTCATAAAAATACTGAGCTAGTTTATCTGGGTTCATTGCTGCATTTAATGCTTTGTGCCAACCTTTTGCGTCATTAACTAAACCATCTTCACCTAAGTACTGATCTATAAAGCTCTGTACATTTAGTTGTTTTGACTTAATTTCATTTGCATCTCCAGAAGAATAAATTACATTTTTATCTCCTACTGCGAACTCAAAACCTTTGAACTCAGAGTTAAAAACGTCTTCTGTTTTTTTCTGAAAATATTCAGACTTTCTTTTGTTGGCATCTACTTCAGTTCGAGCCTCTTGAACGTAATCCTTGTAAGCGTTAAACTCTTTAAGTTGATCTTCCGAAAACGAACCCCCGCTTGACTCAAGAGGAGTTTTATATGTATCCGATAGCTTACTTAAATATTTTTTAGCTATTGCAAGTTCTCTTTTTTTAGAGATATTTTTTTTCTTAATATCTCTCTCTTCATCTACATCTTCATCGTAACCAAATTTATCTTCCATTAGATATTCAATATCTTCGGAATCTAAATCAGATTCAGTTAAAGAATAATATTCCGCTAGTACTTCATTGTCATTTAAATTATCATAGCTTTTATTTGCTTTAATAAAATCTTCAAACCCTCTACCAGTTTCTTTTTTAAACTCTAAATATTTTGACACCTCATCAGGTAATGCTTCATTTTCTTTTTTTTCTGAAAATAATTCATCTACTGAAGAAATATCTTTATTATATCTTTTCTTAATATAAGAAAGAACGTCTTCGTCTTTTAACTCAGGTAATGAAACATCTTCATCTACCTCTTGAGTGGTATTAACAACATTAGTTTCTGGAACCTCAATTACTGGTGTTTCAGATTTTGTTTCGTTAAAGTCAGAAACTTTTAAACTCTCTTCGTGTTTATCTAAAAGATCTTGTTCAACTTCTTGTGTGGATTTTGCCTCTAAGGGCGTAACCTCTTTTACTTTTGTGAATTCCATTTGATTTAATTTTTACAAAGTTAGTATTAATTTAATTACATTTTTATAGCATATCATCTTGGCTCAAACTCCGCTAAATCAAAACCATCTAAACTATCTTCTTTTGATTCAAAAGTTACTGGAGCTAAATTATTTTTACGTTGTTGAATTAATTTTGACTGCTCTGTGTTTGCTTGACTTATTCTATCTGCCTTAGCAGTTTCTCTCTGACCCTCTCTTTGAGACATAGCATCCATCTCAACACCTTTTAATTTCATTTGAAGATCAAATTCTAATTTCATAAGCTCAGCCTTTATAGAAGCTTCGCCCTGCATTTTTTGAACTTGAAATTCCATATCACTTTGTTGTAGTTGTACTTGTGCCTGCGTTTCTGCCTGTAACTTTTGCATTGCAGCCTGTGCAGCCATCTGTTGAGATTGCTGATTAATCTGCGCTTGTTGTTGTGCCGCAGCTGCTTTTGATTTTTCTTCAGCTTCCTGCTTTCTTTTTCTTTTAAGTTTAAGAACTTGATTAGCAACCTTTAAGTTTTTAATTTCTCTAATGTCAATTGCATCTTCTAAGTTAATAGAATCTCTTTGCAAAGCCATCTGGATGTTTTTTTCCAACATAGCTCTTTCCTCTTCGTCAGGAGTTACTTCTATAAAAATACCAAAATCACTTAAATATAAATTCTTAATTTCATTTAAAACTGAAACATTATATTTTCCAATTTGGTTTATAAATTCATCTCTAAAATCTGCATACTCTAAAACATCTGCAATTCTTGAAGATAATGCAGTTGCTAAATTCTGAGTAATACTTAAACCAGCTTGTAATATATGTCTTGTAGCTGTATTGCTATTTAAAGCAGCCATTTTCTGTAAACCTACTAATGAGTTTTCATCTGGCATTGATCCATCTCTAGCTTCATTTAATCCAGTTACATCTCTAATCATATTTAAATAATGATTATAAGTGCCAATTAAACTTTGAATTTTTGATTGACCAGAACTAGCAGTTAATTGCTGAATAGGAACTTTAGCTTGATTGTAATCTCCATCTTGAGTATAACTTCTACCAATAACACTACCTGTTTGAAAATACATTCTTAATGCGTCTTCAGGATTATAAGCAGCACCATTTCCTAGGTCTACTTCGTTTAATCCATCTGCATCTATAAACACACCGTCTGGTACCACCTTAGAAAGAACTTGCTGTAGCTTTAAATGAGTTATCTGAATTAAATCAGCAAAGGTTATCATACGCCTAACTAAAGACTCTAAAACACCTTTATACATTCTTGGCGCACACGCTATAAATTCAGGATATACATTTTGACTCGCTGATTGTGGTCTAGCCATATTCTCAGCCATCTCCCATTTAAGTATAATACTGGTCCCCATAACCATTACACCCTCATACCACACATCAATAGTTTTTGAAACTTTTTCAAATTTACCCTCTTCCATCATTTCAACAGAAGGATTAAATTCATCAGTTTTTTCAATAACTTTTTCAGCGCCTACGTTATTAATTTTCTTTTTATATGTAAAAGTGTTTGTTGTTTTGTAATTAAAAAACAAAACAGTAGCACTGTCTTTACTAAATAAACTGTTATTATAAAACTGAGATGTATTGTGGTAATCATACCAGCTCTGACTATATTTAGAAATTTCATCCATATCTTCATTTGTCAAAGTAGGATCTATTTTCTTTAATTCAATAATAGGTAGAGTTTTAATTTCACCCCAATAAAAACAATCTTTAAAGTGCGGATCTTCTGTGTAACTATAAACTAAGTTAGCTGGATCTACATAATCAATTTTAATTCCATCGCCTGGTAAAAAAGAATGTCTAGCTACAGAGATACCTAAAACTGTTTGATCGTAATCTAAACGTCTTTTAGTTTCTAAATATTTATTTTCTTCAAATACAGTATTAATAGCCTCTTCTTCCGCTATCTCTATCGATGGTTTGTATTTCATTTGCATATGCAAAGCAAGCTCCTCACTATTGTTAGGTAACTCATCTACATTACTAGAGAACGCATCTACATCAAAATCTTTGTTAACCTGAGTAATTAATTCTTTTGAAGCCATATCAGCAGCAATCATACGCTGATACTCATTTCTCCTGTCCATTGACATAGCATCTTGTGCATAGGCATTTACCTGAAAAATCCTATCAGACATACCATTAACAACAATATCTACAAACTTAGGTATAATAGGAACAGGTGTCCAATCTAAGTTAAGATAACTTAAATCACCATCAACCGATAATTCATTTTTATACTTAGAAACAGATTGCTCTCCTCTAGCGTAAAGTCTTAATCTATGAAAGTCACCCCATTGATTATAAAATCTATTTGTATTTCCGTCTTTCCTAAACCATTCGTATTGAATAGCTTGTCCTATTTGTAATCCAAATTCTAATGATTTCTTTACGGAATCAGAAACAAACTGACTTGGAAATCCTGTAGGATTAATGTCTATTTTTACATCTTGCATTTACCTTATAATTTTGCTGTAACTTCCCTTATTGTCATATCTTGCAAAGTTAAACTTTATTTTTGATTCTTTTTTAACCGCCTGATATAAGTGCTTCTGAATAGCCATTAAAGCCAGACCAGAACTGATAGTAGCATCAAACTTAGTTCTATTGTTAATATCAAAACGCGCCCAATCCTCTAAAGTACGACTAAAATACATATTTCCTATTAAATCAGGGTCTCTATAATCTCCACTAAAATCTAATCCTACGTGCTTTTCTATGTAAGATTCAATAGAAGATGCGTGCGATTGCTTTACATCTTCACTTGAGTTTGGTATACCACCTAATTCTTTTTCAGTTTTAGATAGTTTATTATAAGTTTTATCTGGTCTATTTATACTATACCCTCTATAACCCCTGTTTTTAAAATGATATAACAATCTAGGTTTATTGTTCTCCACTAATATTGGCATTCCATAAAAAACACAAGCCATTAATACTTCTTCAAAAAAGATCTCAGCTGTTTGTGGTCTAGCAACATACTCTAAAAAAAATTCATTACTTGGAGCGTCATCCATATTGAATCGAGTTACTCCGTGCAACGCACCATTAGATCCACCTCCACCTACTGTTCCTGATATATCATAACTATCACAGCCAAAAGCACCAATATGATCATTTCCTGGCTGCTTCCTTCCGTTCTTAATATAGCTCTTATTTTGCAATTCTTTTTTAGGTGTCCAGGAGATTAAAAACCTACCACGAGTATCTGGACTCCATAGAACTTCTCCGTCTTTTACCCCGTTTCTCCAGTTAAAATTACCACGAGTTAAAAACCTGTCTTTTATTAAAGAATCGTTGTAATCTATTTGTTGGTATATTTTAGTTAAATTAAATAATGACTGCTTACTCTCATCTCTAAATGCGTGAGACTCAGTTCTAGGAAATTGTCTGTAAAATTCATTTAAAGCATCTGCGTCGTTTTTTAAAGAATCTACTTCATTCTGCCAATACTGTACAGCAGATATTTTTATTGACTCTCCATCAATACCAAGTATCTCTTTAGAAACATCATTAATAACAGGCATACCATAAACATCTATAAATCCCTCCATATTATATTCCATAGGAATAAAAAGATTATATAGTCCGCTTTTAGTTTGTCCGTTAGAATTTCGTTGAGTAGTAGAAGAGTCGTTATAAAGTTTTTTAAAGTTTTCACCACCTTTGTCAAGTGCGTTTGATGTTGAACCCATCATACATTTCCCAATAACCTTACTACCTAATCGTAGACAAGTTTTAGTAACCCTCCAGTTGTTTAAAATATTACTAGGTCTTTCCCATTTACCACTTTCATCGTGTACTAGTAGCTTTAATTTTTCCCCATCATAAGAGTTGTCTCCTGTGTTCTTCCAGTCAATTGTAGTATCTAAGCCCTCTACCTGCAAGTCATCTTCTTCATACATATTTCTTTTTGTAATCTTAGAAGCTGGTACTCTGTAGGCTAGTTCTGTTTTTGGTTTATCCATACCATCTTGCACTGGCTTAAAAAAGAAAGGATAATTATTTGATATAGGAACTACTTTATCGGTAAACATTTTTTTAGCATCCGCCCCTGTTTTAGACAAAATACCTATTCTAGAATCTTTAGATATAGTTGCAATATTAGCACACTCTTCACTTCCCATATAAGAAAATCCAGAACGTCTAATTTTTAAGTAACATATTCCAAAACTTCTTTTGTCTGCCTTACAGGCTTCCCAGTAAATATAAAAAATTCTATTAGCCTCCCTAAAATCAGGTAGCCCAATATCTATTTTGGTCCACTGCAGGTACATATAGTGAGATCCAGTAACATAAGTAGGAAGACCATTATTCATAAACCAAAACCCCTCGTCTCTCTTGTCAAACTCTTGCTCAATGTATTCTACCCATTGATCTTTAAAGTTTGCAGAGGTTTGATGCCACTGAAAAATAGTTGGTATTTTTTTTAATAACTTAGGAACCTCAAATGATTCCCAGTATTGATCTGCTTTTATTTCAGATCTTCTGTATATTTTTTTTGGCTGTTCAGGTAAAGCGATTGCTAAACCATTTATAGAAATAACATCTCCTATTTTTCCAGACTTAGAAATTACAATAACATTATATTTTTCATCAAATCCATAGCTCCAATTTTTAGCTTTGTTCTTATTAGTAACAATACTTTTAGGAATGTAATTTGGTAATTTTACATATAAGTTATTTTGATCTTCTTTCTGCAAATCCTTGAGAGTTATTAGTATTCTTTTTTACGTCAATACCTTCTATTAAATTCTTTTCAGTTTCAATCCTAGTTAATATTTCAAAAGCATCAAATATAGCTAACTTCTTAGTAGCTGCTGCATTTTTTAATTTGTCAGCCGCTAACTCATCGTCTTCTCCATATTTAATTATATGTTCTTCAGCAACCTTTATAAGCTGCATAACAGCTTTTTCACCTGCCTTTATTATTTGTAATTTTATCTGCTTTACATCCATATTACAATACCATTGTTATATTACTAGTAAACATTCTATATA